ACCTGCGCTTGTAGCCACCGCAAACGCAATCTTATTATTAACGTACCAATTCGTAGCCCCTGTACCTCCACCGCTGTTACATTGCACAAATCCGTCCCTATCCACCGTCCACGTACTACCAATCGCCGCTATGCGATTCGTGCTTTCCATCCTTGCATAATCCGGCAACCACGCAACCTCCGCAGACCACGGGGCGGGGACTTTGCGAGGGGGGGTGTAATAGCAAAAAATATTTAACCCACCGATTGTCTCTATAGATACGGTTTGACCTGCCGATACAGGATAAACATTTTGTATAGTATTGCCACCTGATACTTCTATTGTTTTCACAATGGTTCCATTGATTTTAAGATTACAACTGCTTAATGTTGCCGGATTGCCCACACCTGTAAGCCCATACCAAACAAAACCATTTCTATCCGCAATCCATGTTCCGTTGTTCGCCGATATGCGGTTTATGTTTTCCCTGTGTTCGTAATCCGGCGCGTTCGTCGCGAATTGCGCATCGTCCACATACGCCTTATTCGCCGCGTCGCCGAAGTTTGCCGGATCGTTGACGTTGACTACACGTTGCCCGCTCATGTCTATATTGCCGTTGTTACTTGATATGTACGTGTTGCCGCTATTGTTTACAGAAATACCGTGCGCGTTCCCGTTGCCCGAAGTTACGGTTATGCTCGCCGCGCCGTTTTCAACGTTGACTCTCGCGGTCTTGTCAGTACCGCCTATGTTGGCGACGCTCTTAATCTCAACGGGGGAATTGACTGTTTGTTTTATGTTTGATTGCAGGGAGAGAAAATTGCCGTCCACCACATCAACATTTACGCCCGTGTTTACGCCGTCTATGAAAAGGTAGCGGGCGGTTGTACTCTGTATTGACACAGTAGAAGAATCCATCGGCAAAAAGTAAGACGCCGCGCTCGCCAACGCGCTTAATGTTCGCCTAAATACGAAAATAGATTTTCTGTAGTTTGGGTTTGGCATATTCGCAGGGTCAATAACTATCGTAATAGCAAATAAAGTGTCTATCGGTAACGCCTGAACTATCGGGGCGTTAAACGAATCAATTAGGTTTTGGGTGTCCATACCCATTGCCTCGGCGTTCGAGTTGGTAAAGTGGAATCCGTCTGCCTCTGCCGCCGCCCTGCCGCTATAACTTCTAAGCACGTTATATATAGTCGAGTTGACTGTTACGGTGTGTTCTATTGTCGCCTCCCGAATCTCCACCACGCTTTTCCCGTTCCACGAAATACGCTCGTCATTGGTGATATGTTTGACAAGGTCGTTGACGTGCGTGCCCAAATCGGCAACGCTCGCCTTGTTTCCCAACGCCGTATTCAGCGCCTCGTTCGTAGGCAACGCGGCAAGTTTTTCAGTCAGCGCCGCCGTGATGTTGCTTGCTAACGCGGCGTTTTCAGCGGAGGTAAACGGGCGGTTATTCAATCCGTAGTCATACCCCCAGCCTATTACCGTGCCGCCAACGTCGGCAAAGTTTTTCCACCTCGTTTGACCGCCCGTAAAAGGCGCGGGCGCTCCCTCGTCAGCGGTTACAACGGTATAATCATTTTGCGTCGGGGTGTACGCCTCACCGTTTGCGCGGTAAAATTCCCCCGACGTTATAGCCGCTTGCAATTCGGCGCGTGTCGCGAAGTCGTCTTTTGTCGCGGTCTTGTACACGCGGAAAGCCGCCGCCGAATTGATAGACGAATTGATGAACGATTTATCCGCGAGTTGATTATTTTCCGTCGCTTGCGTCGGTATAACTTTTTGAATATCCTCTACCGCGTCGGGCAAAACGGGAAAATACTCCTCAATGTCTTGAAGCCGCTCGTCTATATCGGTGATATTCCCCTCGGCGGTGGCGACGCGGGTCTTTATCCCCGTTATCTCGTTTGCGTTGGCGGTAATGCGCGTAGATAGCGCCGACTCCGCGCCCGTTGCGCGTGTTACCTCGGCGGTCAATGCGGAGTCAACGGCGGTAATCTCGCCTTGTAACGTCCCCACAGCCGTCACCGCGTCTTTTAGCGTTTGCGTAGACGATACCACGGGCGCGGTAGGCGCGGTGTTATCGACGCTAATCAATGTTTCGCCGTTTGCGGCTGTTACCGATTGTACGCCGTTTGGCGGGACAATTAGCCCGTTAGCGTCGGCGGTTAGGATATTCGGGCTGGTGGTAGATACAAGGTCGGCGGGGTCAATGTTTGCAACACTGCCGTCAATTCCCTCCGCTTTTACGCCGGTGTTGGTGTTGTTGATAAACCAATACTTCGTCCCGTCAACGTCACGGATTTGGGGCGTTGCGCCGTTTGTTCCGCGCATAACTAAAAACGGCTCGGCCTGAACACTGTATTTATTATTGTGCGGCGCTCCACCCGCTACATCTATGATATATAGCGCTCCGTCCCATATTAAGAAATCTTGGGACTTGGGTACGCGGTCGTCGTCGGGAATATAAAACAACGGCGGCGAGAAATCCAAATCTACACTGCTGGCTACAAAGATTAGAGAGCCGTCAACGCCGTCCGCGCCTTTGAGCGACGCTAACCACTCCGCTTGCGTCCCCGTGAACCCTGCGTCCTGCGCGAGTTCAAACGCGGATTTCCCGTCTTGCCCGTCCGCGCCGTCAACTCCGTTTGTGCCATTTGTGCCGTTCGTGCCGTTTGTCCCGTTCGTGCCGGGCGTTCCGGGGTCTCCTTTATTCCCCTTTAGATTCGCCACGCTGGTCTTTACCGTCGCGCCGCCCGAAGCGACAGGGACAAAACCGTTGTCAATGACCTCCGCGAGGGTCTTTTCGGTGAGCTGTGAAATAGACTGATTAGCCATAGTAAGCCTCCTATATTACAATTTTATCGCCGGATTCCAACAAGAGGAAATCTCCGGCTTCGGTTAATAGATAGTTTTCTGTTTGGATAAACTCCGCAAAGACAACAACATTATTTGACGGCATGGTAAATGTATGCGGATTGGTAATCGTCGCGCCGCCGATGGTAAATACCGACAATTCCCAACCTTGCGCGGGTGTCGCCGATACCGTGACGCTTGTCCCGGTCTCATAAAAGCCCGTACCGGTTACTGTGCCGCTACCGGTTATGTTTGCGGTTACGGTGTAACGCGGAGTACCGCCCTCGTTGATTACCCACGCCATGAGAACCGCGTCGAACCATATAATAATAGTACCATCTTCCGACTCAAATCTATTTCTTTCCGCGACAAACCGTATTAGTATGTTGTCGGGATAAATAACGAACCCGCCGCGCGGCGCGTCAAACGCTATAACGCGCCCGTCGTTTGTTACAAACGCCATGATCTCCGGCCAAAACCATACTTCAAGTCCGGGCGGATCGGATATAAAACGACTAAGCGACGAAAAAAATCTTAATAAGTATTCCATCGTTACCCCCTACGCAATAGCGTATTTTCCCAATTTAGTATGTGTCCCCGAATTAATACGACTCTTGTATTCGGGCGAACAGTCTTTTAAGTGGATTATCAATGCGTTATCCACTTCGTCTAACGTATAGTCAACGCCGTATTGTAGACACGAATACAACACGTCGGCGTACTTTCTGTAATCGGGTAAACATACTACTTCTTGTAATTGGTATCGCGCCATTTTAATACCCCTTTCAGCTTGCGTATAACAGCGTTTACAAAATCGATTTCATCAATACCGGCGCGGCGCGTTTTACGCTTTTTGTTTTCGCGTTTCGCTTTGCGCCGCTTCATATCATAGCTTCCGCAACGGCCACGCGGCTATTATCAATACGACAAATACCATAGCCGTAAACCCGATAAGTAAAATGTCGTCTACTTCCATTTACTTTCCCTCCGTACACGCCTTTAATAGCGCTTCAAGTTTTTCAGTATATTCTAAAATATCCACAACGCCCATTACGGGATTACCGTTATACGTCGGGCGCGGCGGTATCGTTACGTTGCAACGCACCGGCACCAGCACGTCACGATATTCAATTTTCGTCACGACTCGCGGGGCGCAACTCGACACCGTGAAAGCGACGCAACACGTAATCAATGTTATTAATTTTGTTTTCATACGTATCATCTTTCTCAATGCTCAATCTAACCGTTTCACGGATAAAAGAGTATTTATCTATTACGTTATTTATCCGCTTTTCGACAACTACCGTATCGACGCGCACCGCTTCAATGGCTTTATTTTGCCGCTCTATTGCGGCGTTCGCGTCGCGGCGTTCAACGCTACACTCCGATAAAGCAAGCTCCAGCCGCGTCACATCGACGGCGTAACGTTTATGTAACCGCGCCAAGCAACATGACATATACACCATCGCCAAGACTAATAGTAGTATGGTCACAGCTAATATTTTATTCGCGGTGCTCATGTCTCGCCCTTTCCTTTAGTGTTGCCGATATATCAACTACTATCTCGCTAATCTTGTTTACCTTATCGTAAAGCGCGGACTGTTCGCTTCTAAGCACCATATTTTCTTTCACGTTGGAAAGCGTTTCGGTTAATTTGTCCATGCGCCGCCGCGTTTCCTCATCATTTGCCTTGTCCGCGCTAATATGTTCGTCTAACCTTTTAACAACATCGTCTAACCTGCCGTTGGTTTCTTTGTTTTGCTGGTCGCGGATCATCCCCCTTTCTTCAATCTCCTTTTTCTCTAACAGTTTGTTTGTTTCAATATTCTGCCTATTAGACTCGGCCAGCGCCTTACCCTCTTTGGATATTTTATTTATCCAAACAATCAAAATAGGCGTAGCGCAAAGCAAGAGCAAGCCAGCGAGCGGAAACCACCCGGTGACGTGCTCAAGTATGCCGGTCGGCACAATGCCCGTTGCTTCGGTCATTGATTGACGCTCCCCGAATCATGATCTTTGTCCGTAGTCCCGCCATAATTCGGAGGGACAACGGGAATTTTTCCCTTGCCCTTGCCCTTTTTCTTTTCGGGGGCAAGGCTTTTGAGCGCGTCCGCCTCGGCATCGCTCAAAATATCTGCCGATGTTCCGCCCGGCGTTGTTACCGGGTCTTTTTTCGCCTCGGCAATGTATATGTCCGTCATTGCTATCCCGCCCCGCGCCTGCTCGATTGTTTTTTCCCGATCAGCGATCCTCTTTTGCGCGTCCTTAACCATGGACTGCGCTTGTTTAATCGTCTGCTCAATAAATTGAGCGTCTTTCGCGTTTTCGGTTTCGTTAGCCGCGAGAACGTTGACCAGCTCTTCCCGTTTTGCTTCAAGTTTTGCTAACATCTTAGACTCCTTTTGATAAAGTGGATAATATTTTTTCTCTAACTCGTTTAATTTCATATCGTGCATATAGTCACCGTGATAAACTCCTTTTCCGATAACGCGCTTTCCGCGCGGCATGGCGCAGTCGTTTAGTACGCACTCATACGGCTCATGCCAGCCCTCAATGACGTTGCCGATCTCCTTATGGTCTTGCCAACACGCAATAACGTCTCCGGCGTGTTGGTCGTAGCCGCGGATTATTATTTGTTTGTACCCCTCGCGGCAATGGCAATGCTCGCCGGTATGCTTATATTCGGGGTGTACCAGCGCCCAATCCGCTTCCGTATATTTCGCGCTTTCGGTGGCGTAAAGACCGCCCGCGCCTTTGAAGTCTTGTATGCGAAATTCTATGCCTCGCGATTCCCAATACAGTTTATTCTCTAAGATTTTATCTTTGCTGTCAAGAAATAACAGCTCTTTGACATAAACTTTTATCCCGCTTTCCTTTATTGTCATAACATTGCTAAAAAAACTTTTGTCACATACAGCGGGAATAAATTCTACACCGTCGCCGTACCCGCCGCAAGTGAAAAGGCGGAAGTTTTTCATCATTGCCTTGCGGTGATAGGTAAAACCAATACGGTCAATCTTATCTTTCCGCTTCACCAGCTCACGATAAAACTCCGCGTCACCCAGCCCGTTAGTCTGCAGCTGAAACCTTTCCTTGTCCGCGCTGTCGATAATATCTAATACTAATTGCGCATTGTTGCCGAATGACATCTCGCCGCCGTGAAGCTCCATCAATATCTCGGCGTTAGGGAAATGTTTATCTCTCCACGCTTTGTATTGGGCGAACGTGAACGCGCATTTATCGCTGTACTTGTCGTTGGGATAACGCGCTTCATATTCCCATAACGGTTGATGGAAACAATAATCACACCGTAGGCCGCACTCTTTGCCTATGGGGTATTCTACGTAGATTTTTTGTTTTTCGGTTGTCATATTATCCTCATTGGAATCGATTGTTTGTTGTGTTCCACGATAAATTTTGCCATGACCCCGACCCGGTACGCTTTTGTATTGTGACATAGCCGTTGCGCTCGAATAAAATCCGCACGGCGTTACCACTGGCACTGTTGCTTCCGTCATAAAAAGTCAGCGTATCGGTTAAAAGTTGGGCGCTTTGGTATGTGGGGTCTTGTATAAGCAACCCCCCGGCGTCCAGATACCCATATTTATTATTGGTTCCATATGCTTGATTGCCGGCAAGAAATTTGGACGACATAGTCGTCCCGCCAAACGGGCATATCTCTAGTATTCCCCCGTTTATCGAGCTGTCGCCCATAAACGCTTGTATCCACCCGCCGCAACGGCCAGCTTGGTCGGTCACACCGAACAGTAGACCGTTGCGATATGATGTATTGTTGGTATCATTTTTTTTGAGTTGCAGGTACTCATTCCCGGTGCCGGAAACCGTCCGTTCAATGGCGAGCGTTCCCGTCATTGAATCCCCCGTCCGCTGTACATAGTCCCCCGACCCCGCCGATGTGCCCAGCCCTAAATCGCTTTTTGTTTGCGCAATAGTTCTCCACGTCGGCGCGGCTGTCGCGCTTGCGCCCGACTTTAGAAATCCGTTGGCGGTAAATGCCGTGCTTGCTATTGTCGTTGTGCCATTGGCGTACATTGCGCCGCCTTGGGTAAGACCGGAGAAGGCCGGCGTTGCCGTTACGGCCGCCCATTGCCCATCGCCTCGGAGGTAGTTACCGCTTCCGGGGGTGCCCGACGCGGATATTTGCCCGACCGGCAACGCGCCCACGCTAAACGCTCCCGATGTTCCGGTGCGATATACGACTCCGGATGTCGTTGCGTTGACTCCTAATCCCCCATTTGCCGCGCCTAATACGCCGGTAATATTATTTGTCGACGCCAAGTCCACCGTGCCCCAATTCGGCGCTCCCGTACCCGATGATTTTAACACATTTCCGCTTGTGCCTAATCCGGTCAGCGAGGCTACGTTGGTAGCCGACGACGCATATACCACTGCGTTGGTAGTAAGGCCGGATATTACCGTCCCGGCTGTAATCCCCAGCGCAGGAGGATTTAAAAGCACCCAATACGTACCATCGTACTCAAACAATCCGACCCAATTTGCAATGTTTGGTATCATTGCTGCGGTCAACGCCGCACCGTTAAAGCGCATATTTATTGCCGCGCCGCCAGCCGCCAGCGTGGTAGGCGTCGCGCTATTGCCGCTCAAAAATTTGACCGCGATTATGTCGCCAACGTTGCGAGTCGTATATCCGCCGTCCGTCGATATTGTTTTTGCCGCCGTGCCTACCGCGGTGTTTGACTCCAAGTAGTGGATCGGCGTCAACGTCGACGAGAGCGTACCCAGCCCGATGTCGTTACGGATACTTGTCGCGCCTTTCGCGGCGCGCCATGATGGCGCACCGGAGCCGCCCGACACCAAGACGTTGCCGGATGTTCCCGCCGCGGTAAAGGCAAGTTGACTTGACGAGTTGCCATATCCGATACCGCCAGCCGTCGCCGTTATTTTAGACGCCGACAACGAGGGGATGTCGGCGTCGACGAGCGCGCCCCAGCTGTACACGCCCGCGCCCGTCCCGCGTAAAACGGTATTTGCGGCTGTCGGGGCAAGGTACGCCGGCGCGCCGTTGGAGTTACTGTTGCGCCCTAATACCCCAATCCCCTGCGCGATTTTGGCCATTGTAACGCCGGTGGTCGTGCTGCTGCTGTCGGCTATTTTGGCGGTCGTAATCGCGTTGTCCGCAATCCCCGCCGTGACCACCGTGCCAAAGCCTAATGTTGTGCCAGATAGGCGTAACACGTGCCCGTCCGTGACCGCCGTTATATCCGCAATATTGCCGGTCGTGTTTGCGCTCCTGCCCAATACCGACAGCCCCGCTGACTGCCTTATCTTTGCGTTGGTTACGGCGTTGTCGGCGATGCCTCCGGTCGCCACTGTGCCAAAGCCGAGAGTAGTACCGCTACGGCGCAATACATAGTCGTCCGTACCGGCTTGTATCGCCGTAATCGCGCCCGGATTGGTGTTTGTCGCGTTACCCAATACCGACAAATTGGTTATCGTTTGCATTTTGGCAAACGTCACCGCGTTGGCCGTAATCGTCAGCGCGTCCGCGCCGGTAACTTCGCCCGTGTGCGCCGCATGGGCAATCGTCCCCGTTGTGGTTATCGTGCCGCCCGTTAATCCCGTTCCCGCGGTGATTGATGTTACGGAGCCGGAGCCTTTAGTGTTGATTTGCGCCTGTAGTTTTCCCGCCGCGACAAGAACGGAGTCAGTCGCGGTAATCGCCGCGCTTGTCGTTGTCGACAGCCCGGTTAATGCTGTACCCCTAACCGCCCCGCCCAAGTCTTGCCAGCTCTTGTCGCCTCTCCAATAGTCCGTGTTTGTCCCCGCGGTAATCGTCGGCTCTTTACCGTTTAGCGCTGTTTGCAGTGTCGCGTTGTCGGGCAGGGCGTCAAGTTTTTGCACCAGCGTCGAGGTAATATTGCTGTTAATCGCCGCAAGCTGCGCCGCGGTAAATGGCGAGTCATTTACTTTATACTGCTCGTTCCATTGTACCCCGTCGAAAGCAGCCCGCCAAACCTCATAACTCGGCGCCGCATAAGGATCAATATTGACATCTTTCAAAAATATAGCGTAGTCGCTCTGTGTTGGCGCGTACGGTACGCCTTGGTGATACCACGGCCCCGTGCGCAGCGCATTAAGTGATGGCCATTGCGAGTCTCCCGACGCAGACGGCGTAACGAATCGCGCAGCCATGTTGGAGATGGACGAGTTGACAAAGGCCTTATCCGCGAGTTTATTATTTTCCGTGGCCTGATCCGGGATTAAATCCCTTATCCACTGATCGCTATATACAGTGTTTTCTCCCGGTATTCCCAGCGCGGTAATGTCGGCCTTGGTGACTGCCACCGCGTCGTTTACGTGCCCCTCGCCGGTCACGGCTATTTTGTAGAGACCGCTTGTACGTGGGGTATATGCGGGGTGGACGTATACGGTGTCTACGGCGCTTATTACGCCGTTTGTTATATCGATGTTCGCGCCGGGGGTCAACGCGCCCTGCATACCACCGAGGGCGGTATTGATGTTGGTGATGTCGCCGGTTATTGAGGCAATATCGGAGCGGAGGCCGCTGTCGTCATAGCGCATATCGTCCGCGCTTATCACGTTGTCTATGATGTGGATATTCGCACCCTCGATAAGCGCGTCTTGTTTGCCTCCGATAATGTTTCTTATGGCCGTGTCGTCGTAGATAGTATCTACCGCCGATATTACGTTATTTTCAATATGGATATTCGCACCCTCAACCAACGCGTCTTGCTTCGCGTTCCATGTGTTGCGCTCGGTGCTGGTGATGTGTACGCTGTTATCGGTCACGTGGTCGCCGAGGCCTTGGGCGATTGTGGCTAGGTCGTCGTTGAGGCCGTCGAGGAAATTGTTTATATTTGTTATGCTGTCGTCTATGCCGCCTATGCGGATAGACACCTTTTCGTCGATAATGTTCTCAACGGTGGTCATATCTAGGTATTGGCTCATGTCATAGTTGCCGAGTACATTGTTGATAATACCGGCTAAGATCGTTGTCATGCTAGGGCCATTGATGTATTCAGTGACAGCCGTTGTCGCGCTATAGCTTATGGCGTTTATAACAGTCTCGTCGTTAATGTCAAACCCTTTAATGCTACCCATCACCCCGTTGTACTTCCAAATAAGCTCGTTAGAGTCATAGGCGACACCGATCATGCGGTCGCGTAGCCTACCTGGGGCAAATTGCGACTTCTTATCAAATACCCGCAAAACATCCGCTTCTAGCGTTGCCATAACCCCTCCTTATTGCAAATTTCTAATATTTTGACGCCCTGTTTCGTTTATGTCTGTATCCCTATCCCCTGCCTCGTCAATAATCATAACTCTATCCCCGCTCTCGTCTATCGTGTCTATGTCGTCCTCGCCGCCAGCGTCTTTAGCCAAGATAATTAGGTCAGCCACGACGTTCGGCGTTTGACCGTAAAACGTTTTGGATAGCGATTCAATTACGCACGTTGTTTCCGCACCATTTTTGTAGTTGGGTATTTGTACTGTTATAGTCATGCCTACTTTCCACAAACGACCAACTTCCCATGGCACCTTTATTTGTGTGCGGCTATTAAACATCCATTTTAGAATGGAGTACATCCTAGCCAACGCTGTGACGTATGACGTACTGTTGTAACTAAACTCCTCGCCGTAGTCGCCTATCCATTTTTGTTCCACAAGGTCATTAGGCATCTCCGTAATGGTGTTGGTTTTCAGGAATATTTTATGGCAATGCTCCCAGAGCTCTTTGGCGTCGTTGGTGCGGCTGGCGCTCGGCACATAGTCACGTACTAGACGGATTGATAAAGAACCTGGATACGTGCCGACAGAGTAATGCTCTACCCCTTTGTTATCTACATACCAGTGACTATCCTCGCTGCGCCATCCAAACCAAACCGTAGAGTACCACTGCCACCCAGGGCCATAGGCCCATGCGTTTGGGTTTATATTGAGACCGTATATGTCATTGGCGCCAGACATTGGATTCAGCATTTTCTTTAGCGGCGCCATATCTTCATCAGTTGGGAGTCTCCAGCCATCGTGGCTAAACAGTTCTAAAATTCTCTGCGTCTCTTCCCAGGAATACACCACCCCTGGCGGATAATAACCATACTGCCTTAAGTCAACGTAATCATATAAGGTTGCATCGGGCAATCCGCTTGTCGGCAACGCAACAAACCCATTCGCCCCGTGTCTAGTATACGTAATGTCTTGACGCATCCACTCCGTATTGCCAATAACAACAGTATTGGAACCGACGACCTCATTGCTGCTTCGCGTACCATCATATAGCCCCTTGGTATACTCCGGTAGCCATACCGGCATATTGACCCTGCTAACCGACATCTCTTGCGTATACCCGTATCCCTCGACATGGCGATATTTGATAGTTGGCTCACAATAAATGTCTTGCGCGCTAGGCTCGGCTATTACCGCCTCTTGCATTAACTGCCACGCCATAACACGCGCTTGCGGCTTGTTAGATTTTAGGTATGATATGCCACGATATATATCACCGTTTTGGTCTATGTTGTTAAGCGCAGTTAGATAGTAGTCGCGATATAGACTGCTAATAACAGTTTCAGAATCTAAGTCCCCACCATATATAGCACGACTTACCGGCATAATGTCACCGTTTGACGCGGCCGCATCAAACGTGTCGCGCAAAATTCTCTCCCCTGCGTCTTTAGCATAAGTGTACCCCGTATCACCTACGTCGCGTAGGCGGTATTGTCTCAATATGTGCTCAACTATATCCACGGGATTATCTATATAGTCGCTTGCGCGCTTTCTTCCGTCCCAAATAACGCTATCCCTGGGGTCGGTACCGTCTCCGTATACCCTGCCCGGAGCAGTAAGCAAGACGCCTTCCGATAAATCAATTTCTAGCATCGCGACTACACCCACATACCATATTTTTACCGCAAAAACATTGTAATATAGGTGATAAGATATGCCAGGAGCCGTAATAACCAGCTCTTTTTTTACGGTCGTATCAAAGTCTATGCCGTCTAGCCCATAGTTTTTATAGCCGGGAACGCGACGCCGGATTGGCTTAGATTCGACCGTGTTGGGAAGGAGCATAAACTGCTCGACGGTTGGATTTTCGGTTGTACTATAAAACTCCTTTGAGTATTGGCTGGTCAAGAACTGCCCGCCCACTCTATCAAGCAGGTCGCTATACCCTACAGAGCGCGACATTGGATCGGCTCTGCCTGTCTCTGTTAGTGTGGACGCGTAAATTTTTTTATGGTTGCCGTGATCATCAAACGCGTCTAGGCTAATATCAATAGGTCTGTCTAGACTTATGTTATATTTTGGGCCGGAATATACCGACATTCTCGTGTGCAAATAAACCTTTGCCCCTATGCCGCGAAGGTTTTTCGGCAGGTCTGGGAGGCGTATCACTATCGGTATTATTATCCATGGGGTGGTGTCAGGTGTTATTGTTGATTTGCCGCCCTCCTCATACTCCATATAATCGTCGTAAGTAGTAAAGGCGGCATTCGGATTTACAACGTCCTGCCCCCCGTAGAGATTCCATCCCCGCTTGCTTTTGTAGCCGGCATAGACGCCCTTGTATTTTCCGCCTACGTATCTATACCACATACCATTATACCTGCTATAGCGCGATATATTAGGGCCATAGCGCCGAGATAAAGGTTTGTCGTCGTCTATGGTATGCACGCTGCCATCTCCGGTGCTTTCCGTTAATAGCGCGATTCTATTTTTGACGGTGCTGGACGTTGTAATGGGGTTTATAGACATAACAACATTAGGATTACCGCTACTGACATCAACCGGTAATATGGCTACGTTTGGCCTTTCCATGTCAACAGGGTCTGACACCTCGGCCGATATATCAACTGTCACTATTCTATCGTTAATAACCGTAGATACTTGTTTGTTACCGTATATGCTGGGAGCTGTCGGCCAATCGTCGCCAGTATAGTCTATATTAGGAATCTCTAAAGTAAGGTTCGTGGCAAAGGTTGACATATTTATAAATACTTCAGGTATTATAGCCACACATTTTTTCCCAAACCATGTGCCTACTTCGATGTCTTTTAGACGACTAACCTCTTGCGACGTGTTTACCCGTATGTATATGCCATTTATGCCGTATTTCTTTATGACTCGGTATTCTGAGTAGAAGGACGATATAAACTCTTTTATTCTTTCCGGGCCGGACAGTGAATAGCCGTTCAGGTCTATCAAATATTTCTGTGTGTCCCAAGGCAACTCTTTCAGGTCTAGGTCTACGGTATCGCGCTGATAGCAAGAGAAAATAGGCCACTCATGCCCGGTGCCGTCAACCGTTTCAATCGAGAGACTATTTGTTAGGAGTCTAAGGTAATGGGTCGGCACTAACGGCATATATTTAATGTACTTATTTAGGCCGAACACCGCAGCGTTGCCGGCTAACGGAAACCTATATATATCGTTGGTTGTTGGCGAGACAGACAGCGTCAAAACAGTTTCGTTGTACGTGTATTTTTGTATGGTTCCAGCGAATAGCCCGTGACGAGTATAGTTTTCTCCGTCGTCTTGCGCCATCTCAAAGACGCAGGCCCTTTTACCGTAAAGGGATATACCATAGCTTTCCAAATTCTCTATGTAGTTGTCGGTACACCGGAGCTTTACCGTTAGCTCGTTGTTATGTATGTTACCGCCTCCGAATTTGAAGTCTCCGCGCTCGGAAATAGCCCCGATCCCATCGCTTGTTAAAAAGCCAAGCGCGGCAGCGACACCATATATGTAATCTGTGGCAAACGCAAGCCTAGCCTCTTTTATGTCGGTCTCTAGGTATATCCCCAAAAATGGTACGCTCGCAGTTATGCGCGGATAATTATCGAGATCGCCCAAATATATTTTAAGTTGTAGCACCGAGTTCATTGCGCCCTCCATAGCGATACGGGGAGTTCCCATAAATCCGGCGCCACGTGCGTCATAATAAAATTTGACTGCAAAAGCTTCACGTGGTGAGTGGTGTTGTTTCCGTCAGTATGCCCGCCCCATGGGAAGTGATTTTGGCCGCCTATAATGTCAAATCCCTCTCCGCGTTCATATTGAATAAACCGTACTATTTCGGCCATTTTGTCGGTAGTTGTGGTTATGGTCATGTTGCAAGTGTACTCGTCGGTATTTGACGATACCTCGTATTGTCTGCCGCCGCGCGTAACCGTGCGCGTTATAGCCTGTTCTTGGGTAGGCATCATTTTCGGGTCTCTTATGCCGGTTACGGTTCCAAATGTAAAACTGCCGTAAATGTCTTTGTTGTTCTTGGGTATATCCCGTTGCGGTGGTTGTCGAAACAGCATTTTAAGCTCCATGTTGAACATCCCGAACGGATTAGTCAGCATACTGCTATATCTCGGATTTTCGGCAAGGCGAAATGTAACGCCATTGTCTGCGGATGTTGCGCTCGCGTCAGTGATGTCTGGGCCGGCAAAATAAAAGTTGTCGCCAGTGCCGCCGACAATGCCATACTTGTTGTCTTTATAGCCTCGGCGCGACAATAAATTACCCGCATCTTTCATTTGCTCTTCGTTTATTAGCAATTTAACCGAGCATATCCTATAATCATTTTCTATGCCCCGGTCAAACGCCGATACGTTTTGCCTAAAACGCTGAACTTGCAATGCCTTGTGCAATTCCACGGAATAACCATAGGACGGGTACGGTAAAGCAACGCTCCCGACCCATGGCGTCGGTTGCCCGTCAAAAGTGTTGTCTATCGTAAACGTCGCGCGCAAGTCGAGAGCCATACTATACCCCCGCCCGCTGAAGAGCTTCGCGTATCACGGGCAAAAGCTCCCCGCTTCTTATCCCCTGCTGAAACTGCTCCCTAAAGTTGCCTTGGTTGTCGACAATGGTAAAGTTGGCAGTTGTCACGTTCTGTGCCTGCGCCGGCGTCTCGGCGTCAGCTTGACCCTGCATTGCGCCCACCCCGACGCTATCACTATTTCTTGTAGGTGCTTGCACCGGCCCGCGTATATGCGACATTCCGCCGTTCGCCAGCGCCATAAAGTTGCGTTGTTGCGCGGGATTTAGCACCGCCTCGCCGCTATTAACCCCGATGTCTACCCTATCGCCGCGGTAACTATGGCCGGGCACAAAGCCGCCCTGCTCCATCGTGGGCTTGTTGGAGCTAATAACGTCTATTTGTATACCCGTGGCCGCAGCCGTTGCACCTGCGGCGATATAGTTCATCGGTGGCGGCGCGGACGCAAGCGCCTTTGTTACGGCAAGCGCCCCGTTTACAACCGCCATTGTCTTATCCACTCCCCACTGCTTAACCTCTTGCGTGTACCTCGCTTGCGCCGCTTTAGCCTCGGCTTGTTCCGTGAGCATCTGCTTATCCCGCTCGGCCAAACCGCTCTTGTTTATGGCGCTCATCTCCTTGCTATGCCGCTTGTCGATGTCGGCCATAGCCTTTTGGTTTGCGTTTTGCTGTGCGCTGGAGATGGCATTGATTACTGTCATTCCGGCGTCGGCATATTGTAGCGCGTTTTGTAGCGGCTTTTGCCACTGCTCGGCTTGTATAGTGGCGATTTGTTGAGCCGCTTGTTTTTCCAGCGCGACTCTTTGTTCGGCGGTGTATCGGTGCGCCTCTAATTCCTTTTCGAGTTCCAGCTCTATTATCCGCGTCCGCGCCTCGTACCCCTTGGGCAACTTGGCAAGCATGGCGAGTTCGTCGATTTCAATTTGCCTATTAACATCGCGCTCCGCCTTTGCCCGCTGTTCGTTTGCCCTAATAACAGCCGCGTTGTATTGGTCGCGGACGATCTCCTCTTTTTGGAGGGCGTCGCTTAGGTCTTTCAATCTCGCTAAATAGGCGCGGTTAACATCTTCTTTGGCTTTTTCATGGCCTTTGAGTTCAAAACCCAGCATCGCCGCCCGCTTGTATGCGGCGGCCTCTTCCGCGTCGGTGATTTGGCGTAGACCGTCGATACGCTCGGCGTTTGCTATTTTCTCTATCTGGGCGGCCTCTTTGGTGTTAATTACCCCTTCGTTTTGAGCGATATATATTTTCACCATACTATCCTTATATGCCTCAACTACTTTGTCCCTATCGCCGGTTATTTTAGATGTGAGCGCGTCGTGCTCCTTCTTTACCTCGTCGGCGATTTCTTTTTCTATTGCTATTTTTTTTTGCTTGTACCACTCATCGAGCAAATACCTATTAGCTGTGCCAGACTTAAAGACTATAGCACGTTCATCATACGCCTTTTTGAGTTCCGCAAGCTCCTTTTGGTGCGAAGTCATCATATCCATACGCATATCTTCTAGCCACTTTGCGTATTTCTCTCTGTCGGCCTTAGTCGCGTCAGACATAATCTTGGAGTTAGCTTGCGCCTGCGATTTTCTGATTTCTTGTATTTTGTCATAGGCCTTTTGTTCAAGGGCGATATTATCATTGATTCTTTTGGCGGTATTTTTATACCACGCCTCTATTCCCTCCGTGGGGGGAGCAGCGCCTAACCTAAATGCCTCCTTTAGACTATCAAAGTCCCTTTTCATCTTATTTGTTTCAGCTTGTAAATCTTGAAATGCGGTCATGGCTAAGCTAAGCGCTGGGGCGTATTTCTCGGTTACCTCGTTTAGCTTTTTTTGATAGTCAGGCAAGGCCTCATTTTTTCTTGCCGCCTCCAATACCAAATATTTTTCGGTGGCCTCTGACAGCTTGTCTAGCGCCTTGCGCTGTTCATCAAAAACGGTGTCCCCGCCATCGGGGCGCATAGACTCCTTGCTTTCTTTTGTGGCTGCGTTCATTTGTTTTATGCCTAAAACAATGGCCGTAATACCGCCTACAACAATCGCGGCAGCCGCAAACATGGGATTCGCCATCATTGCGGCGCTTTGCGCTATTATTGCCGCCTTGGACGCTATAAGCGCGGTTATCATGGCGTATAGCGCCGGAACGAGCGCAACCACTATAGCGGTAGCCATTCCAGCAATTAGCGGTATATTATCTGACACTAATTTCATGGTGGCGTTCATAGCCTTTTGGAACATGACCAATATCGGCACGAGCTTTTCCCCAAGCACGGCCTGAAGGTTCCCGTATTCGTTGCGCAACTTCTCTAATTGCCCTGCCGGAGTATCGGCAATGGCTTTAGCCACGCCGCGTTGCGATTTTTCCAGCGCATCAAGGATATAAGTTTGAGCCTTTAGCGTGTCGCCGGCGTCCACCATCGTCTTTATCATCTCTTTTTGTTGTTCGCTAAATTTAAAGCCCTGCCGGGATAACGCGCCAAGCCCATTAATAGGATCGTCTAAGGCCTTAGACAACATCATTGTCGCGCTTTCCAGCGACCCCGTGACCGCCGCCATGTCAGACGCGGCTTGCATTGCGCGCGGAAATGTCTCGGAGCCTATTGTGTAAAACGTCCCCATAAGCGCCTCGGCTTGTTCTAACGCGCCCGAAGAGTATATCGTATTTTTCTGTAGTTCTTTGTTGAGTCCGGCAATAGCCGTAGCGGTAACGCCCGAATACTTTCCGGTTGTCGCTAATACCGCATTGAGCTTCGCCGTTCCCATCATTGCGGAGGTGGCCTTGTTGATACTGTCTAAGGCCACGTGATACGCTTTCCACGCGGCGGCGGTAACGCCTATAGCCTTGGCGAGAGCTTTCATTGCACCATCGGAGTCTTTAGCAGTCTTGTCGATAGTATAACCGGCCTGTTCGGCGGCGGTCTTGACCTCGTCGAGGCCAACTTTGGCTCGTTTACCGTCTACCGTTATGACTAAACTTACGGCTTCATCTGCCATAGTGGCCTCCTATGGTGGCGGGCAACCAATGTCTTTTGCCTTGTGGTGCCACGAAACATAGGCATTGGACATTTCAATTAACGTTACCGCTTCCCATGCGTCAATTTTTGTCTCCGTTATGTCAGACCACGCTTTTATATCTGCCCACTCTACCGGAATGATTGCGCCTCCGGATTGTTTGCACCAGCCTAACTCATAAAAGTAATTTAACAAATAAGTAAATACGAGCCCATCTAATATAAACTCCGGCATAGTATTATTATATTTACTTTCAAGTCTTGGCGGGTGAACGCTCTCTTTCCCCGTTTTTTTATCTACAACGACCTTTGGTGTTGTGACCCACGCATGAAATCTCGCAACGTCAATTAGTTTTTGGCGTTGCTCTTCGTAAAATTTGCGCGGTCGTCTACGAACTCCCGCACCTGCTCAACGATGGGTGCATAGTTAGGGTCGTCGAATATCATAGAGACGTTTTCGGGTGTACACTCTAACTCGCGCCCGTCGTCCAAAGAAAAGCCTTTCCAGCTAACAACACAGAGCTTATACGTATCGTCCATGAACGTTTTGAAGTCGGCGTTGAGCATCTGTTTAAGCGACTTGCTTCTGTTGCGCTCTTGCCAGTCCCGCATACGCGCGCGGTATTTCTGCGAGTCTTGCCCTAAAAGGGTAATCGTCGCGTCGGTAGGGTCTCCGTATATATCCCTAACCACCATTTCCGCGCCCTTGTCGGCAGCGTCCGCCACTTTGTACTGGCTCAAATTCATAGTGCCTCCTATTGGTTATATAACGCCGCGACGGTTTCCCGCGCGGCTGTTTGGTTACGGCTCCGGCAACCACGACGAGTGTGGAACGCCATCCCCCGTGGTAGGAAACGCGATCTTCCCGTCGCTCCCCCGCTCAAGCCTTAATATGTCAGAGATAACCTCAAGTGTCGGATTCGCGTGGACGGCACTATTAGGATCGCCGATCTGCGTTTCCCATCCCATAACAAGCGCGGCAGTAAAATCTAGCATTAGCGCCGAGTTAGGGTTGTCGACACTGCCGACCATCTCCAGCGTCGGATACCATCCATCCTCGGTAACGCTAGGGTTCCCCACAATGTAGAGCACGGCAACGGGCGACCGGAGGCCGGCAAACTTTTTCAATAGCAGTTGACCGGGGTCGCTCGGTTGCACAAGGCAGTTAAGCGACGCCGAGCCGGGATTCTTTACGCCTTTCCACTTCATCTGGAGGCCGTTGTGGAGTTGCGCCTCGCTTCCGAGTTCGTAGCTCCCGCCATACGTCCCGCCGTCTGTCACCCCGCCTACCCTGACCCACCCCGGATTGCCGTTGGTTATTATGCTGGTTTTCAGCGCGGCAAAGTCTTTCGACGTTTCAGTCACGCCTGTCGGTACACGCGGTATCAAGTGGAGTAAATCTTCCTTGGTCTGCGCGTCGTTGGGCACGTTGGAAACGTAAATCAGTGTTCCCATTGAGCCTATAACTTGATTTTCAAAAGCCATGATTATCTCCTTGTGTACGCTTTGTAGTAAATAGTAATTATAAACGTGTACCATCCATCTCGTGACTCCCCCGGAGCCGCGCTAAACTTTCGTATGACGACCCTCTGGGTATCATACTCTATTGTCTTTCCGATACGATAAAACGCTGTGATTTTGTCGGACATCGTTCTAACCGCTACGGCTCCGCCGCCAGCGGGGGAACGCAAAATCACGCGAAATATTCCGTCGCTCTCATTTATACTATTTAAATCTAACGGCGTTACATCGTTTTCTATAACCATAATCTCCGCGTACATACCGTCTTTCGGCGGAGTAAAAATTACATTTTCGTGGGCAATCATCTTTTTGTCAAAGAATCCGGCCTTGATGAATGAGTCAACGAAAGCCTGATTAACCTTTAACATGGGCGACCGCCTCTCTCATGTTGCGCTCAACTCTTGCCATATTCTTTTCAACAAATCCCGCATTAACGCCGCCTTTGCCGCCCTCGTCATTAATCACCTTCGCATACGGCAAGTTATTTGTCATATATGTTACGCCGAGCGGATTAATGTTGTTAGCCATCTCCTTAGCCGCCTCAGCACCCATTGACCCTTTTTTGGTCTGATCTGTCCTGTCTATCTCCGTAAATATCGGAGTACCCGACGACACTTGCCAATTTCCCTTAAGTCTCCCCGTATCAACCGGCGTATCCATAACCACGCCCTTTAGTATTTCTAACGTGAACGCCCTGATTGTGCGCTCTACCTTTTGGCCTTTCATCATCGCATACTTGCCGAGATTCTTTCCAAAGTCATTTGAAAACTCCGGCATATTAGCCTCCTATACGCGAACCCTGCTTTGCAATTCCAACAACCTGACAACCGCCTCTTCTGGCATATCGCGTATTCCTATCTTCTTTTTGTTGAGAACGTAACAGCATTTCTCATCATTGTCCCAACAATACATTGTGCCGTCAGGCATCGTTACGCAATCTCTGTCTACTGTTACGCTCATATATCGCCTCCGCCTTTATCTCGTTAAACGCGAATCTGTAGCGTATAGATCACCGCCTTGCCCGCTGGCGCAGTCGGCGCGACATTTACTATCACCCCTAAAGGCTCGCCGTCAACTATGATCCTATCCGTCATCAGCGGCTCCACCGTGCCGTCGATTATCAACTTCCTATCGTTGGCCAGAATCCGCGTCCCGTCAATTTCTTTCACGTCGTAATTTTCCACGACACCTGAAACTAAAAACGTTTGCTTTGTACCGGCTACCGCCTCGTCCGTTACCGGGTCTCGACTGCCGCCGATCTCGCGCTCAATCGCTATGCGGTTTCCATGGCCGAATCTATTTAAAAGCCCTTGCGCCATTGCCGCCATTTTCGCATAGTCGAAGAAAGCCATATCACACCCTCGTCAGCGGAATCGAGCCAAAGCCCATTGTCGGATACATCAACTGTCGTAAAAGCGTATACGACAAACTACTTTCAGTCGGCGAAAATGATAAATCCGCGCCCTCTATTTTGCCATACGCGACTTCTATCGACCCGACTTTCTCCCGCGTTACTTGCACATTGCTTGTTTCCGCAAACGCCACCGCCCCGCTCATCATGTCAATGGCAAGCGCCATTTGCGCTTGCTTCACGATATTCGGGATTTCGTCGTCCGCAAAATAAAACCCGTTAATTTTTAAATCCCGGCGAGGATAGGCGTGTTCTTGGTCACGCTCCGTCCGCTTGCCGATCAATTTATTGTCAATACTATCGATGTATTGTGACGCCCTCTCTAATAACACCTCGCGTTCGGGGTCGCTGGTGGGTAGCGTTGCCCCGAAGCGCTCGGCGTATTGCGCAAACTCCGAGAGCGTGACGTACATTAAGTCGCGACTCCTGCCCCGCCACCTTGCGCAGGGGGTCTGCCAGGGCCGCGCTTTTCGGCGAGCGCCCTTAATAGCTCAAGCGCTTCGTCGACCTTGGCCTCGACGCTCGCAAGCCTATTGTTAGTGCCAGCAATGGCCTCCGCCGCCGATAGCGGCTCCGATGACGGAAACTCCCGCTGTTGTTTCAGCAGTTCCGCGTTGGTATAAACCTTGGCCTCCTTTTTCTCTTCAACTTCCTTTTTCTCTTCGCTCATTTTTATCTCCGTGTCGGGAAAGGGGCGGCTTTCGCCGCCCGGTTATTGTTATCCGTTGGTAATCAAGAACGCAATCGGCACGTTCTTGCGGTCAACAACGCGAGACCACAGCGTCGCCTGTGCAAGCTCTGCCAGCGTGTAGGTTTTGCTGTCGGGAGTAGACGGGGTAATATCGTTGGTCTTGTAGCCAAACGGCTGTATTATCCAAGTCTTGCGAGTCCATATCCGCTCCTCACCGGCACCATTGCCGGCGTCGGCCTTGCGCTCCAGCTCCACCGGGACAGTCGGCGTACCTTGCCCCCACGCGAAAGCGTCGTGACCAAAAATGATAGACGTGAACTTGGGCGCGTTTGAACCGCTACCCGGCGTAAACGGCATACCGTCGTCAACGATTATGGTTTTGCCTAGGTACGTAGGAATCTCGGTCGAGCCCTCAAACGGGCGGATGAACTGAATATCGCCACTGTCCACCATGCGCTTGTAAATTACGCTGTGAACGGCAACCGCGCCGACATCACTGTAGGCATCGCCAAGCGTAAACTGCGCGGACGTAAAGTTTCCGCGCGTGAACACGTTACCGGCACCAACGCCGGAACTTAGCGCGGTAGACGCATCATAGACCATGTCGCTACCGTTGTTGGCTATGTTGCTGTTCAGAATGCCGTTTGCCGTTGCGATAAGCCTACGCTGGAGCTGCCTATCCCAATACGCCGCGTCACGATTACGGATATGGAAAATAGCGTCCTCGCCCATCGCGAGCTCGCGCGCTAAGTCCATCGCCGACCAGCCCTTGTTTATCTGCGCCTTGCGGAATGACATCGCGCCCTGCGTCACCTTTTGCGGGGCGGCTACAGTGGCGGGGTTGTCGGTAGATACGTTCGGGGAGCTGGAACTGTCAAGGTCACGCCAAAACGGCATAGTTCCGGTGTCGCCGGGCGCGTTTGCCATTTCGTCAAACATGGCGCTGGCGGATATAACGCCGGAATTTACAAGCGACGTGCGCTCCTTGCTGTCAACTGCCGGCAAGTCCTGAAACAGTTTCACGTCGATAATATCTTCAAGTCTGACCGAAGCCATAATTGCCTCCTACTTTTTTGTCGTTGTGTGTAGTTCTTTGATAACCCGCTCGTATTCTTGCGGGTTATCCTGCCGCAACTTCTTCAACTCGACGCCGGTATACTGTTTAGCGTCTTTCTTGGCTGGGACTCCATCCCCACCGTTACTACCAGAGGCTCCGCCCCCGTTGGCACCGCCACCAACTAACAGACGCGACAACCCCAATGTCTGGTCGGTCTTCATCTGTTTTTCAAACTCCTCGACCGTATATGCTGTCGCTTGTCCGTATTCGTCAACAACTACAACCGAGGATTTACCGTCTTCACTGACCCGCCTTTGAAAGCGCGGTGTTATTAGTTTTCTTACAGCCGTTACGGCATCTGGCAATGCATACTTTTCCGCCAGCCGCATGGCTGTAGACTCAACCGTCAACCGGTCAAGTTCCGCGTCGCGCGCCTTTATCTCCGCGAGATACTTTTTCTCCAGCTCCGCGACCTTTGCGTTGTAGCTTTCCGTGAGGCCTTTTACGTCTCCGGCCGCCTTAAGTTTTTCCTCCGCCTCCTTGGCGGCCTCCTCGCGAACCTTAGCCATTTCTGCCTCATGTTCTTTGATTTTGGCGTCAAGGGCCTTTTTTTCTTTCAAAACCCGGTCGCGACTGGCCTCTAATCCGGCAATTTCCGATTTGTCGACAGCCCCATCAACGTCAAGATAAAATTTCCCGTCACGCTCCGCGTAAAGGGCTTTTACCGACTCCTCAACTCCGTCGAGGCTTTCCAGCACATACTTTAAGGCCATAAATCCCTCCGGGATATTATTTATATTTCCGCGTCGCGAGACCCCGTCCCGTGGCGCTATTTGCCAAAATCCGACCTCGGTGTGGCGGCACCGAAAGACCGGAGGCTTGGCGTATTTGCCATTACTTGAAATATGCGAAATAACACGTACACAAAAGGGAAAGGTAAAAAATTATTTTTAGAGAGAAAAACAAGGGGGAATTATTTACCACTTTTAACCACTTTTAACTACTTTTAACCATTTTTAACTACTTTCGCAAATTGCCTCCGAATCCGTGGCGGGGTCGGTCGCGATGGGTTTGGTGGGGATTGCGGGGTTGGTTAGGCTATTTTTGGCGGAGTGTCTGTCTTTTGAAGAACCGCTTTTATGGTGCCCGGCAAAGGAGCGCCTTTCAGGTACGAATGGAGCCCAAGCGCGAGGCCTTGGACAAGTTCCTCGTCATTGTCCTCGTCAAAACGCTTTAGCTGTTTGAAGATTCCGTGAATAATTTCGTGGAGTAGCGTTTGCGCGTCTAATTCCTCGCTTAGACCGTCGAGGATTTTGATCTCTTGCTTTTCAGCGTCTAACTGCCCGATTCGGTATTCGTCGCGTAGGATGTAGGGGACGCGCTCCACCTTGTAGGTTAGGCCGAGAATGTTGACGGTTGGGGTCATGGGCTGGTGGTCGTCTTTGGGCATGGGGGCTATCCCCTCAACAGTGGAAGTACTGCTTCTTTGTGGAATTTTTCATAGCTCCCCGCGTCGCTGTCGAAAGCCAGCAAGGCGTCTGCCCAATTCTTTCCTGTGATTCTTTCATACTCCACAAAATCGGCCATAAGTTTTCTTTCCCCGATTTTTTGGATATAGTCATAATCCGCCATATTTGCCTCGGTTAACTCGAAGAACATCGTCATTTGGCTCCCCCAATAAATAGGTTTTGGGCTATTTTCAAAATATCGTCTAACAGACCGTCAAATTTAGGTATGTCGATATGATTTGCCTGTAAATATCCAGCATTCGCAAATATCTCAAGAGACCGCGATTTCGTGTCTGGCCATGACGGGTGCCCGAATTTTGTTTTTATTTTGCCGTCTGACAGTGCGCTTAAAATATCCTGAAACGCAGGGGGCACGTCATTTAATAGGCGGTATATGTCATTGTATTTATCTACATTGCCACGTACGTTGTTAATTGCCGCCTCTATTGCCGCAACAAAGTCTTTATTCTCCCAAGACTTTATTTCCAAAATATCATATCTATGTGCTAGCTCGTGGCTGAAAACTACATTTGCTGGCTGTTGGTATTTTAACAGCTTTAGCGCCCTCTTATTGTACGTCAGAGCATCCATGTCAGGGCTGTAGCCAATGCCCGTAGCTTGATACGGATTGTGTTTTAACTCGGTGGTCTCTGTGTAGCGCGAGTAGACCTCCCTATACGGCCCCTCCATATTTTCTATATGTTTTTTAAAATCATCAAATCCTTGTTTTAGTGTTTTTTCCGAAACCACTAATATTCCCGGATTGTTTAGCCGCTCTACTTGTTCGTCAGGTATCGGCGGCATCCGTGTATCTAATATAATACTTTCCGAGTCTTGGGTCAAGCCATTTGTTGTGTCTTGTACCCTTTGAAATATTGCAGGCTCCAGCGCCTTAATCTCCGCCAGCGTCCTCGGCTCAAAGTTCCGCCCCAGATTCAACTCCGAAAACCGCTCCGCCGTCAATCCCCCATTGCGCAGCAGTTCTGCCCGTCTCGGCCCCAACGCGCTATCCTGAAATTCTGCGGGCTGCGTCTTTAGCCACTCGAAGTACGTGGTCTCTGCCGGAACCACTTCCGACCCGTCCGGCCCCTTGGCAATCCTTGTCCCGCCCGCGCCCAGATCATCAAACGGCGGTTTCAGCACCGGAACGATGGCTGTCCGGCATCCCGGATGGTACGGCGGCAGGTTTTGCGTGTCCAAATCCAAGATTCTGCCGTCCATCGACATGCACAATAGGCTTGTCAGGTCGTCTAAGGTGGCTACAACCTGTAGCCCGCCGACAACATCGTCGTTCTCGCGTAACGTCTCGATCCGCGCCTGTGTCGCCGCGTGTTGGACGACCGTGCGGGTCATGGTCTCCATGTCGCGGTATAGCCTCGCCATCTCCCCGTTGTTGTAATGGGCGCTTTTCGTGCCGACAACCTCGCGCACTATTTGTTGGGTGGTTAGACCTTGGTAGTAACCGCGACTGATTATCCCCTCCACCCGCTTCACGCCGCGCCCGACCCAATCCGCGTAAAGTTGCCGGGGGGTCATTCCGTTGTTGATGCCATTCATGCCCGTAATGGGCGAAAGCACGGCAGACCGTAGTTGTGCCCGCGAAGGCAGGTCAAAGTCAACGTCAAATAGCTGCTTCATGGTCTTGCCCTGAAATTCCGCGTCATAGGAGGCGAAGTCTACGATCTGCTCGCGCCATACGCCGTAATACTTGCCATAGCGGTCTTTGAGGTCGTCGTGCACGTGCTCAAGCAGATTTTCCATTCGTGCGCGGGAATACTCGGAGAGGTCTTTGGGCAATAGGCGATTTTCAATGTCGCGCTTCATCCCCTTTAAGAATTTCTGAAACGACTCGGTAATGTGCGCCTTGTGTTGTTCGATATGAACTTGGTGACGCGTGTTCACGTCCATCAAGGACAGCCCGCGCTTAGGCGGCGTTGAGCCTCCGCCACGGTCAATCATTGCGCGTCCGCCTTTGGTTTTTTCTTTTTGGCTTCGATGGTCTTAATGATCTTCTTGCATAGCGCAAGCGTAGCCTCGTCATCCCCGTCCGTTTCCCTCCGCACCGCCCGCAACTTCTCAACTGCGGCCATCAACGACTTCGCGCTTATATCGGCAGCGGCTATTGCGGGCGGCAACTTGCCGGAATACTCCCAATTTCCCGCGTCGCTTACATACATTACCGGACGCGGTGCAGACTCGGGCTCAAACATCTCCGGGTTATCGACGATTAGGGCGTATAACACTCCAGCAAGCTCGTCTACTTCTTTTTCGGGGTGGTTATTATATCCCAAGTGTGCATATATCGCGTGTACCACCTCATGCAATAACGCGCGGGCTTGGTATTGTGTTTCGCCGTCAGTAATACGTATCTCGGATCGGTTATAGTATATCTCACCGCAAGCATTATTGGTAAAGTCGCCTTGCGGCGCAACGACTATTTTGTAGGTTATGCCGCCAACCTTTACGGTTTTAGGGATTCTCATTCTACCCTCCAATCCTTATTGCGGCACATACCGCAACAACAATGACAAACACCGCGAGAAACGCGATTGACATCATACCGCCCGGCTCATAACCGTCTAGACACCCACCGTACATTATACGCCTCCGTTTATAGGGTTATCCTCAACATCGTCATCTCCTAAGAAATCCGCCCCCACCGCCAGCCCCTCTTGTATCTCCTCTTCAATTTCCTCGTTCGTCTTTTCAGGGTCTTCAATCTCCTGCTTCTGGAACCAGGAGTTTTTTGCACTCGTTGTAATCGCGCCCGCAGACCACGCCGCGACAATGGCGTTAATCATGTTCGCGTCGGCTCGCTCGCTCACGAAGTCGCGCTTGACGTCAAAGAATAGCCCCTCGCTGTCAACCGCCATGTAATCCGCCATCCACTGCAAGCATTTTGTGTAAGCCTCGCCCACGTTGGAAGCCGCGAGGGATAGTATGCTGTGATTAACCGTCTTTTCGCCCTCCACCTGCGTCGCAGTCTTTGTCCCGCTTCCGGGGGTAATGAATACCGCGCCCATACGGACAGCTTGCTCCTCTTTGCTGTCCATTGCCTCTTTGGCGAGGGTATTCGGTTGGGCTTGCACATAGGCAAGCGTCGCGCCTGTAGGCATTAGCAATACACGGCCGCAGCCGATATAGAGGCCTTGCTTGTCCATCTCCTCTTTGTTGTATGCGTCCAAACCCGTCATGTACGGTTGCGGCTGCCCTAACATATAAACGCTATCCTCATACGCCGCGCTGTTGCGATAATGCGCAATGTTGAGATTACACAGCCCCAACATCGGCGGCGTAGTTATCTCCCATGTATTTGACCGTGCCCCGACAAAGACAAACGGGATTTCCCTCCACCGCTCGCCGTTTCCGTTCGTGGGGCATGATTCGCTATAGATAACATACGCGCCGCCTGTTTTACCCGTGCGGCTGCCTATCTCCTGCCGCCATTCTCGCGACACGTAGTAACCATCGACGATTAACAGCTCGCGATATGATGTCTGTATCTCGCCCTCGCCGTCCTCATAGCACCCTTCGATAACGACGCGCCCCAACTGCGCACGTGCGCCGGAAGATATGATTGACCAATTAATAATGCTCTCCGGCTCGAACATCTGTATGGTAGCCGCTGCGCCCATCTCTCGGAGATCGTGGAGCGAGACGGATTCCATATCGCCTATGCGCGGATATTCCACAAGCAAGCCGGCGCGGCCTTTGGTTATGACCTCGCCTAATACCTTCTGCGCTTGTTGGTAGATCGACATTCCAGCGCCGTCTACGTTCTCCGCGACGTATTCGAGGGTATCGGCGTGGAGCGTCGGCCAATCCGCGAACGCCATACCTACAAGGCCGTCTGCGGTGCGGCTTGCTATCGGAAGGAATAACGCCCGCTCTTTGTACTGCCGATTCCGCGACGCCATCTCCGCGCTTTTGTCGCCTGGGTTAAGGTCGGGGATAAGACCGACCGTATTCAATCCCTTTACCACCGTATCGACCCGATTCCAGAACGGCAACATCTCGGCGTATTTGTAATGGGTTTTGGTTATGTCGTTAGGGTTGTTCATTTATTGCCTCGCTTTGGGTTACGTTATCAAATACGCTATATAGCCTATCGGTATTAGCATACCTTATGCCCCGCCCTCTCCAAAATATCAATGACTACCATCAATCCGGCATACATCCTAACGTCAAAACACTCCTTGGCGTAGTTGCTCTTCGCGTTTTTAGTGTTGACGTATGCGCCGATTTTCATTGTTGCACCTCAAACTCGAATCCGCATTTTGGGCAATGGCACGTTTTGCGGCTGTCGCTACGCTCTTCGTGGTCATCAATATCTATGGGTTCGATAGGGGCGTAGTTATCATCGCTCAAATCAAACCCAAACTCCCCCATATCAAAATCCGTTAGTTTCAGGTCTTCCATTTCCAAATTCAGCAACTCCAAATCCCAAGTAGCCTTCTCGCCCGTCTTATTATCCGCGAGACGATACGCCTGACACTGCGCCGGGGTCAAATCGGTCGCGACGTGAACGGGGACTTCCGTCAATCCGAGTTTCTTCGCCGCCTTCAGGCGCGTGTGACCGACGACTATCACGCCGTCTTTGTCCACGACAATGGGCTGTCTCCACCCGAACGCCTTTATTGACGCGGCAGCGTCATCTACCGCTTCATCATTCTTGCGCGGGTTTCTGTAGTACGGCTTCACCTCGCCGATAGGGTCATTGTTACTTGCATTTTATCCCTTTCACTAACGTTTCTTGACACTTCGGAAATTTGCGCCTTATTTCTCGCCCCGCGTTACATATCCCGCAGCGACTGCACGGGCAAAGCTCATATTCGCAACGGTCGCCGCGTTTTATCTTTTTCATAGCCTCCCCTATCTCGCCCGAATCCCAGCCCCAACAGCGGGCTTTGATATAGACAGTTCATAAGACGCGAAATATCCCAGCGCGTCGTTCATGTGATCGAAGCCCGCGGTCTTGTCAGGTTCGCCGTTTGAATCATACGCTTGTTTTTCCAAACAACTTGACACCTCGCGACACTTCCGCGCATTAACGCGCAATATCCCCTTTTCAAACGCGGTGTTGATAGAGATCACGCGGTCGCGGACGGCGGGATTAGACGGATTGACGCGCACGATAAAGCCCGCTGACTTTAAAAGCATAATGTCAGACTTCGACGCATCAACTGTTTTACGCGAACCGCCGCTCGCGTCGGGATAAATCATTATCTCATGACCTCTATATCGCTCCGTCAATATTTTGCATAGCGCGGGCGTGTCCATTACGCCGACTAATTGATCGACAACGTGAAATCCGTTAGGGCGTTGCACTAATACCGCAGAGCACATTTTGCCGACATTGAAATCTTGACCGATGAATAAGCGTTCGCCCGGCTTGATTTCCTCGTTGCTGTCGTGAACGTCGCGCTTATATGCGTGGTAAACCGTGCCGGCAGTCAAATTGACGAAACGCCCTTCAAGATATGCGTCGATTAAGTATGATGGGTACGTCTCTATTAGCGACGGTATATAGTCGGGCGGCAAGTTCTTTGCGTTATCTCGCGTCGAAGCGTGGACAATGCCGTAAGAATCGGTTTTATTTGCAACGAATTTGTTATATGCGAACCCGTACCCTTCCGGCGTTGTCGTTACATCAATACGGTTAGGCAAGCCATCAATGGCGTAGCTCATACGCGCCGCGACTTTATTCCAGACAATATCCGCTTTGGGTTTCGGCAATAAATCTATCTCGTCGATCAGGGCGTAACCGATTTTAAAGCCTACTATGCGTTCGGGCTGTTCCATGGAACGGCAAATACACTCCCCATAGCAAACGCCGCCGTCATAAAAATAAACGCGCTTCTTTGAGCGGTTAATCTCGACTTTAAAACCGAAGAGCGGAGCGACGCTCTCAATGGTCGGATAAAAAATATCTTCCAGCATCGGATATGTGGGGACAAAGTAGCCGGCGCTCACGTTAGGAAAGTTTATCACGTGATCGCAAATATTGGTGCACCCTACCCATGTTTTGCCGGAACGGTAGCCGCCGACAAAGGCGCGGTATTTTTTGTCGAGCGTTTTGAACGCCATTTGCGGGCGGCTCAAGATGATAGTTGATTCGGTTTCGTCGTTAGCCATTGGACACCGTCTCCGAGGCTTTAGCGTCAGCGTTATCCGCTACGTATTTTATCACCTTTACTTGCGACGACTGTACAACCTCAACTATCTGCTGGTCGGGCTTCCATTCGTCGCGACGCCTATTGTGGAGCCATTTAATACACGCGGTGGTATCGGGCAGCGCAATACGCTCATTCGTCGTTGTCCATGTGCCATCCTCATTTTTTATGCTTGTTGTTTTTTCTTTATATGCGTACCCTCTCGCTCGACGATATAACGACTGCTCAATCAGCGAGTCGGCTTCGTACTTGCCGCGCCTTATCGCCGCATTAAATTCCTTGTGTCTTTTTTTCCACGCCTGAATCGTCATCACGTTGACCTTAAACATCTTCGCGAGCTGCCCTTCGGTGGCGCCAAGGTCGGCACAGGCCGACTCGGCTATGTCGCAATAATCTCGCTTGTATGTTGTGGCTGGCATGGTCAAGCCCCTTTCGCGCGTTGGATATATTATGCTACGCACCCGCAATGATACAACAATAACAAATTCCCCATACACAAGTCAAGATATTTTTTATTATTTCTTAAAATATTTTTCTCATTACGCGCCTATTATATATAGACGCGCGTGTTGTACATTTGTACCGGGAAAATTATAGGACTCTCTGCGTGCCCAAGGCTATACAAAATGCCGTTGGTATTTGTCAATTTGGATAGACACTAAAGAATTTAGTGTCGTATTAGTGGGTATCTTGCATAAAAAAGTACTAAGGATTAGCCTTTATTATGCGCGCGCGATATAGTATATATTATATATATAATTATATATTATATAGGGCACGCAAAATCGAGACAAAAAACAGTACTTTTTGGGGTGATTTTCGACAAGATTTTCGGTATCTTTTGGGATGTTTTAGGGTCAAAATCGACACAAAATAACGGCGCGAAAACCGCTTAGGGTTCCGCACCGAAAACACTGGGCTAGACCGCCGCAAACTTAACCCGCTGTGCACTCATAAAGCTGCTTTTGTGCCAATATACGCGGAACATATCCGTTTTCCAGCCGGCAATATCCATGATTAGCCATGTAGGATTTCCGGCCAACAGGAGATCAGTAGCGGCAACGTGGCGCAAATCGTGTATGCGTATATCCGACACGCCGGAGGCCCCTCGACACTCCGACCACCATCGTTGTACGGACGTAAGCGGACGATATTTGCCCCGCTTGTCAACCCAATAAAATAACCACGGGCAAGCGGGCGGGATTGAGCGGAAATAATCAATCATATTTTCGGGCACCGGCTTGTAAATCGGAATCCGCGATTTAGATGTTGGAATATATATCGTTTTTGTTTCGTCGTCGTATGCTTCGCGTTTTGCGGCCACCAATTCGTTTACGCGGCACGGGACGGCTATCATGTACTTGATAATCGTTTCGATACATGGCCTTTTTTCGCGTATAGCCCCAAATATTTTTTCGCGTTCGGTGCGGTTTAGGTACCTATTGCGGATATTCTCTTTGTGTATGGGAAATCGTGACCACGTTATCGGGTTTACTTTTATGATACCGGCCTTAATGATCTGGTTAAATGTAGCCCGTATTGGTCTAATCGGGTTGTTCATAGAGGCCGGCAGCCGCGTTTTGCCTCGGCACGGCGTGGACACAAAATCGTCCCGCCACTTTTCAAGGCGGTCGGGCACCTCATCTAAGGCAAGGCGCCCGAGCTCGGCGCGTACTCTCGCAAATTTTTCCGCCCATGATTTTGATAGCCAGCCTTTCGCCCGGAGGCAATCGGCGTGATAATCAAGAGCTTCGCCAAACGTTTTAATCTCCATCATTCCGCGCCCTTGGCTGTGATGGTGGTTGTCTCTGCCGGTTTGAGCACCGCCGACCCGCCGCCGCTGCCGGCTCCGCCCCAAACCAAATACGGTTTTGTGCCGTGGCTTGTGATCGACACGTGTATATCGTCCCGCCACAGCTGCGGGCACCCCATCTTGTCGTTGGCAAGCTCCCACCGTGCTCCGTCGTCAGGCAGGGCGTACTCCTTGCCACCGTCGTCCGTACCCTCGTAGTAGGCGGTATTGTCACCCCACGGCTCAAGACTGTAGTGGGTGCCCTCCTCGCGCATTTGGTACGCCTTGGTTACCTCGACCTTGTACAGTGTTACTGTTTTCATTTTTTGCTCCTTTTTTTGTTTTTTTGTGGCGGGCGCGGGTTGCGCCCAAGAATTAGTTAATATTGTAGTCCGCGCAAACATTAAATACATCAATAACTATATCGCTTGGCGGGTTGCCCCTAAAGCGCGCCCTGATATAGTCTTCGGCGGCCTTTTGCGCGTCGCGCCTGTGTGGATACCCATGTCGGGATATTTTTAGGTGGTCAACGCTCGCCGCATACGTTTTGTGGTAGTACATCCTAAGCCTCCCTTGTTAATTGTTTCGCCTGCTCATCAGTGGCCGGGCGGCACCCCGGTCATATCCCCCGGCTGGGGGATTTCGCTACTATTTTTCGTCCGGCGTTTCGACCGGCCACCACCGCACCGCGCTATAGACGTTATCGTAGTTGTTAAGTCGCTCATGCCCCACGCCCGTTAGCTCGCGCTCAATGGCGCTGGCGATAAACTCCGCAACGTCGGCGGCTTGTTGCGATGTTGCGTAATGCCCACGCACGGCGTATAACGCTCCAGCGATTGCGCCGCGCACGATTGCAACGTCCACGCTGCCCCGCTGGTCGATCTCATCCACACTGCTCCCATTGATATGATGCCGGTAAACCAGCCCGTTGGATGTCGCCTCTACCGCGTGATCGTAACACTCTTGCTCTGTTTTTTTGGCCATCTCCCTACCCTCCTTGGCCCCCTTGCAGGGGCCGGTTATTGTTATTGGTTAGTTACACACTGACTTAACAAGGCGCTCAAGCCTATTGCGGCGCACCTCCCACTTGCTCCCCGGCAACGAGCCTGTTATGACGACACGGTACTCGTAGCCTATCTTGCCGCGCAGCGACGACTTAACCGCGACCACCCCAACCTTGTGCGTATAAATATTAGCGCCATACGCCTCCCTTACCGCCCTCTCGGCCTGCTCCGCTGTCCTGTACATGACAACTTCCTTTCTCGCCCCCTTGCGGGGGCTTGGTTATTGGTTACGCCCATGTGATGTCCCACACGTGCGAGCTATACTTGTCCTGTATCGCGTGGACGACATCCTCCTCTGTCTCCACGACATACCCCTCCATCGGATACTCCCGCGCCCCCTACACTTATAATATAACATATTTTTTTAATAAAAACAAGTATTTTTTTTAAAAAGCTACTTTATTTTATTAAATTATATTTTTTCATCAAAAATATCTGTTTTTGACCCCGGCAAGGCGTCTGGGGCGACGGTCGCGGCGGGTTCGGACGGTATTAGTTTTGTAAATTCTCAAAAAACGCGGTTTTTGACGCTGAAAACGCAGTTTTTTGGTGAGGCTAAAAGGGCGGCAAAGTTGCGCGCGCTACTACTTCGGCGGTGATGAGGGATATTATAACAAAATCAACGATTTTTTAGAAAAAAACACTTGTTTTTTGGCGCAGAATGATATATATTATTGTATATGGACGCAAAAATTGTAGCAACACGCGCAGCCGAAAAGACCGTAACCGCCGAAGCTTTCCGCGCCGCCCGTATACGTAGCGGGCTAAATCAGCGCGAGTTCGCGCGCTTGGCGGGGGTTACACCGCAATACCTATCGGCAATCGAGCGCGGCCATGACACCCCATCCGAGCGCGTTTGGGCGCGCTTAGAGGAGGCGTTGGCGGCTAATGGGGGGGCGCCGGATAATCTCCGCCACCCCCCCGAAGAAGCCGCCCTGCTCGGCCTATACCGTCAACTGTCGCCGGGCGGCCAAGAGGCCTTAAAAACTACCGCCGCCGCGCTTGTGGCGGCTGAAAAAAAATAAATTTGCTTTTGGGCTGGAAATATTGTATATTATATATAGATATGCGGCTGTTAATGGTGATTGTATTACCGATGTATTACCATCGGCAGACCCAAAACATCAATTTTCACGAGTTTCTTGGCAAACTAGTAAAGTTTTTTAGCGTCACGGGTGGTTCTCAGCCATCAAACCGGGGTTCGATTCCCCGTATCGCTATATCTTTTAGCCTCTGTAACCTGTTGAAAAAAATAGGGTTATGGAGGCTTTTTGTTAATGACGATCGCCGGATAAACCGTAAACATATCGGAGGTACCCCGTGGAAATGGGAACAATTGCGCCGGAACAACAATCTATTGGCGATATTGACAGAATATTGAGCGAAATCAGTACCAAACTCGCCTACGCGTCCGGCTATGACGACGGTCAGAAAGATGCCATTACGACCGTCTGCAAGGCTATCGAGGAGGCTATAGGCAAGTCGGTAAAAGACCTATTGTCCGAGATGATAGCGCCCGCCGAGGGCTTTTATAATAGGCTTTTGACTGTTGTGCCGAAAGATAAAATTATCCAACATAGGATAGGTCTTGATTATACAACCAAGACGCCGGCGACGCTCACCGTAATATCGCATGAGTATGAGGATAAGTTAGAAGAAATAATGGATATGTCCGCCGACTTTGATTTGAAGATATTCCAGGAGAGCGGGAACACACGCTTCTTTTGGGTAATAACCGATCACAAACTAGACCAGCGCCTTATAGACCATGACTTTCCGTTCTACTATAAGGAGCGCGAATAATGCCTTCAAGCGAACAACATGACTTTCAGGCCAAACATAATCAGGAGTTACTTGATTTCTTAGAGAGTAGCAATAAACGCGATGGTTTTAGAGATTGGTACGTAACGATTGCGTTTTATACCGCCGTGCATCACTTTGAGGCTATTTTACACACTGTATCCCCCGCCGTAAATAAGGGGCGAAGCCGCCTATCCGTCCCGCTTGATGTTGATTATTACGACCACGACAAACGCTTGACGATTATGAGGGATGAGGTTTTTCGCGAAATATATAGGCCGTACCTTGCGCTTTATAGCTTTAGCAGACTCGCCAAGTACAACTGCCACGAAACAACTATGTACATTAGGCTTCAGGTGGAAAAGAAGCTTATGACGGTGGCTACGGAATGTTTAAAGATCAAAAAGAAATACGCTTAGTTTCTCAAAAACATAACTTACAGCCTCTACCCATATAGCAACTGAATATTTCGCTTCCCCAACCGTAATAATTATATCGCTTCAACAACCTAAACCTTTAGGAACAATATCCTATAATAAATGAAAAAAATAAAACCGATACTCTGCATTTCGGCCGCCACCCTGCTCCTCGCCACAACGCTGCCGGCTAAGACTCGGGCTGTACACGGCGGCGATAACCCGTCTTCCGGCTCGCCGTCAGGCGGGATCGACGCGAATAACGCGCTCTACGCGGCTGACCTTGAGGCTCGGCTGCGCCCCGTCCTTGAAGAGCGGGCTGATTTCAGGCGCGGCGGAAACGGCGGCTTGA